CATCAAGAAGCGCAAGGGCCGGGACAAGGATTTCTGCCCGGCTGGCCTGGCGAAGAAGGGGCATTTTTTCCTGATCGGCTCGCCGATGGCTGGCAGCGTGGCCTTGCTGTGCGAGGGCTTCGCGACAGGGGCGAGCTTGCACGAGGCGACGGGCCTGCCGGTTGTCGTGGCGTTCGACGCTGGCAACCTGCTGCCGGTTGCTCAGGCGGTGTGCAAGACGTACCGCGGGCTGCGCTTGCTGGTCTGTGCCGATGACGACTACCTGCAGACGTGCCGCGCCTGCTCGGCATGGACGACGGTGACGGATCCGGAGTGCTCTGCATGCGGCGAGCCTCATGGCAAGGCGAACGCCGGCATCGAGTCGGCACGGTCGGCTGCGCTTGCCATTGGTGGCCAGGTGGTGACGCCGATCTTCCCGGGCGAGCGGCCGACGACGCACAAGGGGCCGACCGACTTTAACGACCTCCACGTGCACCCCGATGGTGGGCTGTCGATGGTGGCGCGCCAGATCGAGGCCTCTCTATCGGCCCATGGTTGGCAGTCCGGGCGGCAAACGCCTGTCCGGGCGGCAGCGCATGAGGCGGGGGGAGGGGCCGCGACGCGCCAGCCAATGCGAGGTTTGTACTCGCTGGACGAGGCGTGCGACCGCTGGACGCTGCTGTACGGATCGGACGGCGCGTATTTCGACGCGGTAGAGCATGTCATCGTGCGCAAGGCCGACGTGCTGTCGCTGATTCCTGACCACGCTGCGCGCGATTGGAAGCTGCGCCCCGATCGCAAAGTGGCGAGGTTTGCGGAGGTAGGCTTTGACCCTACCGAGAAAGACGCGCGCGTTGTTTGCAACCTGTGGGGCGGCTGGCCGACGACTCCGAAAGCGGGCGACTGCCAGATACTCCTCGACCTGCTGCAGTGGATGTGCTCGCTGGAGAGCAATAGCCGCGAGGCTTACGATTGGGCTTTGCGTTGGCTGGCTTATCCGCTGCAGCACCACGGCGCCAAAATGAAGACGACGCTTGTATTCCACGGCATGCAGGGCGCCGGAAAGAACATCTTTTTTGACGCTATTGCTAGCCTTTATGGCGAGTACGGCGGCACCGTCGACCAGTCCGCGGTTGAAAGCCAGTTCAACGATTGGGCAAGCCGAAAGCTGATGCTCATCTTTGACGAAGTGGTCGCGCGGAATGAACTCTACTTTCTCAAGAACCGCATCAAGTCGCTGATCACCGGCGACACCATCAGGATCAACCCGAAGAACCTGTCGGCATGGCAGGAGCGCAACCACTGCAACGGCGTCTGGCTGTCCAACGAACTGCACCCGACAGCCGTCGAGATTTTCGACCGGCGCCACTTCATGATCTGGACCCCGCAGGCACTTTCCCCGGCGTTCTACAGGGAGGTGGCTGCGTGCCTGTCCAATGGCGGACGCGAAGCGCTGCACCACTATTTGGTGACTCTCGACCTGGGCGACTTCGACGAGCACAGCAAGCCGCCGATGACCGACGCCAAGCTCGCCGTCCAAGAGCTTTCCATGGGCTCGATCGAGCGATTCTGCCGCGACTGGCTGGCCGGGGAGACGCGCTACCCGGTTTGCGCTTGCGCGTCCTGGCAAATCTATCGGGCCTATTCCCGCTGGTGCGTGGCAGCCGGGGAGAAGCCGCGCAGTCAAAACAACTTGTCTGGCTACCTGCGCAAGCAACCCGGCTGGCGGATCGACCTGAAAGACGTGTTCGAAGACGCCTATTACGCCGGCACGCCGAGGCGCACGCGCCTGGTTATCCCCGACGAGGCCGCCGTTTCCGCGCACGAAGACGGCGACAAGTACCGCAAGACTGCCGACAAGACCGAGGCGCAATGGGCGACCGACTGCGTTTACGCGTTCAAGGACGCGCTGGGAGGAGACGACTGACTATGAGCGAACGCACCGAACGCAGGGCGAACGCATGGGCGAACGCACTGAAACCCTTGCCATTGCTGGGACCGAACACAACGAACGCATCCGGCGCGCGCACTACGTGCGAGACGTGCACGCACGACACGGGAGGAATGCGCACATGCGTATTCTCGCGCTACGTTATGGGTGCGTTCGGTGCGTTCGTTGTGTTCGGTGCCAGTGTTTACGCGGGTTTGCGTGCGTTCGCCCATGCGTTCGCTGCGCCACAGGTGCGTTCGCTCGCGCGCGCCCGCCTTCTCTACCCTATTTTTTTCTGAGAAAGAAAGAGAGAAGTGGAAGCCAGCCCGCTCCGCGAAACCCCGGCGGCCTTTGCCAGGCGCCTGGGAGTGCATAAGAGCACCATCAGCCGGGCCATTGCTGCCGGGCGGCTGCATCTCGACGGCGGCTTCCTCGATGTCGATGCCAGCCTGCGGCTTTGGGAATCAACCAAGCCAGGCCTACGGCCCGACGTGCAGGCTCGCCACGCCGCGAAACGGGCGCCGGCCATGGCTGATGCTGGGCCAGCCTGCGCGACGCCTCGTAGCGCGCCGCAGCGCCATGGCGAGGACGTCGAACCAGCGTCCGACGATGATCGCGACGTGGTTGCCGATCTGCCGGAGCTTCCGGCCGACGCCGCCGACGGCGCCGCTGCTGCAGGGGCCCCGCGCCTCGCCGACTACACCCAATCCCTGCTCGCCTCACAAAACGCCCTGGCTCGCCTGGTCATACAGATCCGCACGCACAAGCGCTACCCGGCGGACGCCATCCACGACGAAGCGCAATCACTCGGCGCCACGCTGCGCGGAGCGCTCGAACGCCTCGTCGACCAGACCGCGCCGCGCCTCGCCGTGCAAGCCGACCCCGCGGCACGGCGCGCGCTGTTGGACGAACAAGTCAAGGCCCTGGGCCGCACGCTGCGCCGCGAAATGCCGCGCGCCCTGCGCCGGCTGCGCCTGGCAGGAAAGAAAACGGCATGAGCACGCCGCACAGAGCACGTCTGTTGATGCGTGATACCGATGGCAGATCGGGGCGGGGCGACTTCGGTCGCCAGGATAACCGCACCTTTCACAGAGCCAGCGCCCGGACCTCTGACGAATCTGCCTATCCGGGCAACCATTCCAGCGGGCGGCGCCAATGACCGCCGCCGCCGCCAAGCCCATGCGCCAGGCCATGCCGCTCGTTGCCGAATTCATCGACGCCGCGCGCGAGGCTTTCGGCGCCGCGGCCGTTGATCGCGCCATCCGCAACGGCATGGCCGGCGGAACCGACTTCTACGCCAGCGAAGCCGGCCATACGGTCGGCCGATTGCCCGTCGCGCCAGGCGCTCGCTTTACCTTCGACGCACTGCAAATCACCCGGCCAAACAAGGACGCCAAGCCATGATCCCAGCCGCCACCACCATTCTCCACGCCGAGCCTGCGCACACTTGCGCCGGCTGTAGAAATCTCGCCACGAGGCGCTGCACGCCAATGGGCTGCGATCTCACGCGCCAGCACAGTTGGTGCCTGCTGCACGTTACCCCGTTTGCGCGCTGCGCGCTCTACGAGGCGCCGCCAGCCGGCAAGCCGTCACACCTCTCCAGCCTGATGACCCGATAGGCCAGCCATGACCACCATCTCCGTGCGCCTCGAAGGATTTTCCGCCCTGGCCGCCTCCCTTGGCGAGCAAGCCCGACAAATCCCGTTCGCTGCCTCGCAAGCGCTCAACGCCACCGCCCGCAGCGTGCGCACGGCCACGCTTGCGGAAATGGCAGCCAACTTCGACAGGCCGACGCCGCTGGTCATGAAAAGCCTGTTCATTACGCCAGCCACGAAGGCCAAGCTGCAAGCCTCGGTTTACCTCAAGGACCGCGAGATCGGCGGCAAGAACATCCGCTCCATGGCCGAAATCATCGGCCACCAGTTCGCCGGCGGCACGCGCCTGCGCAAGCGCATGGAAAACGCCTTCACCGATGCCGGCCTGATCGGGATCGGCGAGTACCTGGTGCCCGGCCCGGATGCCAAGCTCGACCAATACGGCAACCTGTCGCGCGGCCAGACTCAGCAGATTTACGCCGCGCTGCGCCTCTTCCGCGACCCCTACCAGAATGCCACGCAAAGCGCGCGCAGCCGGCGTAACGCCAAGGCCGCCGGACGCATTCACTGGTCTGACGGAAAGGGCGCCAACAAGCTCCGGCGAGGCCTGTGGGCCACCGACGCGCGCGGCTTTCCCAAGCTGCTCCTGCTGGCTATCCCGACGCCCGTCTATCGCCGCCGCATCGACATGGACAAGCAAGTGGCCGCGATCGTGGCCAGCGAGTTCGACGCGCACTTCGACGCCGCGCTCAAGAAAGCGTTGGCGACGGCGCGCTGATGGCATGACCACCGCCACCCTCACCGAACTCCAGACCGAGCGCGCGCGCCTCAAGGCGCTCGACGCTCGCCGGGAGCTTGACGAGGCCACGGCACAGACGCGGCGCGCCGACGATCTGCTGCGCGCCGCGCTTGCCGTGCGCGCGCTGCTGGCCGACGTCCTGCGCACCGTCCCCGCGCGGCTCGCGCAAGCGATCGAAGGCGAACACGACGAGACCCGGGTGCACTACCTGCTTTCCGACGCCGTGCATACCCTGCTCGACGACATCGGCCGGCGCGCCGAGGCCGCGAGCAGCGCGCTGCCCGAGTTCGGCGCGCGGTTTCGCCGTGGCGCCAGGCCGCGCTCGCTGATGACCGTCTCGCAGTGGGCGGACAAGCACCGCTGGCTGATTGCCGGCACCAACGCCCCCGGCAAGTGGCGGACCGACCTCACCCCCTACCTACGCGACATTCAAGACGATCTGTCCGAGCACTCCCCGGTGCGCACCGTCGTATTCATCAAGTCTTCCGGTGTCGGCGGCACAGAGGCGATGTTCAACTGGCTCGGCTACTGCATGCACCACCTCGGCAACCGCGACCTGCTGGTCGTCGTGCCGTCGCTCGAACTGCGTGACCGATCATTCAATCCGCGCCTGGCCAAGATGATCGGCGAGAACCCGCCGCTTGCCGACCTGGTGAGCCGCGCCTCGCGCAGCAGCGCCAACCGCGCC